GGTTCATGATGAACGACCTGTCCATTCGGCAGATTCGAAAGATTAAGGACACGACCGGCCGTCCGATCTTCGTGCCGGGCTACGAGGTCGCTGGCGCTGGCGTCCCCGACACTCTCCTGGGAACGCCGGTTGTCATCAACCAGGACGTCGCGGCTATGGCCGCCAACGCCCGCTCGATCCTGTTTGGCGACTTCAGCTATTACAAGATCCGGGACGTCATGAGCGTGAGCCTCTTCCGGTTCACGGACAGCCCTTACACCAAGCTCGGCCAGGTCGCCTTCCTCGCCTGGATGCGCTCGGGCGGCCAGTTCGTCGACGTCGGCGGGGCCGTGAAGTTCTACCAGAACTCGGCGACCTAAGCCCTCCGCCCCCTTGGGGCGACGGTCACCGACGGCGGGGGCGGGTACGCCCGCCTCCGCTTCCCCTTCCTGATATCGAAAACGGAGAACCTCATGAAGGTTCGAGTTCTCTTCGCCCCCCCTGGCGGGCAGCTGGCCTGCGGCGAGGTCTACGACCTGGCGGATGGCGAAGCCCTGGTCGCCACGGGCGACGCCGAAGCGGTCGGCAAGTCCGAAAAGGCCCAGCCCGACCCGCGCCCGCAGGCTGAGGCCGCGCCTGACACCCCCGAAGACGCCTGAGCGCCCCGGATCCCGTGACCCCGTCCGCCGCCCGCCTGACCGCGACGACGCCCTCGGCGTCGATCGTGACGCTCGCCGAGCTGAAGTCGCACCTGCGGGTGGACTTTGACGACGACGACGATCTGATGGATGACCTGGTCGAGGTCGCCCAGGGCTTTGTCGAGGGCCCTTCGGGCATCGGCCAGGCCCTGGGCCCTTCGACCTGGCGGCTGAGCCTGGACGACTTTCCGGCGGACGGCGTCATTTCTATCCCTCTCCAGCCCGTGACCGCGGTCACCGGCGTGACCTGGCTGGACCGGGCCGGGGACGTCCAGACCCTGAACCTGACCGCCCTGCGCATCGACCTGGACGCCCGCCCGGCCCGGATCACCCCGGCGGTCGGCGGCGACTGGCCAGACGTCCAGCCGGCGACGGGGGCCGTCAAGATCACCTTCACCGCCGGCCCGGCCAGCCCGGACCCCCTGCTGAAGCGGGCCGTGCTGATGCTGGCGGCGCACTGGTACGCCAACCCCTCGGTGCAGGGCGACGGCTCGCCGGAAGTTCCCCTGGGCGTGCGCGAGATCCTGTCCCGCCGCGCCCTCTCCTGGATCGGATAACCGCCATGTGGATCGAGCTCTCAAAGGACTTCGACTGGGGGCCGGAGGGCGCCATGTGGCGGATCGCCTACAAGGCCGGCATGCGCGTCAACGTCCCGACGGAGGCCGCCGCTGCGGCGGTCCAGGCCGGCTGCGCGGTGGAGATCAAGGCCCCGACCCGGGCCGAGGCCGCCGAGCTGGTCGCGGACCCTTACTGGCGCGCCTGAGGCCGTGCGCTCCTTCGACCTGCGCGACCGGGTCCGGTTTGAGCGGCGCCAGGACCTGGCGGACGGCTTCGGCAATTTCGAGGGCGACTGGCGCAGCCTGGGCGAGGCCCGGGCCAGCCTGAACCCGACCCGGGGCGGCGAGACCGTGATCGCCGGCCGCCTGCAGGGCAAGGCCAGCTGGGACCTCTGGGTCCAGTCCTCGGTCCTGACCCGAAGCATCGGCCCGGATGACCGGGTCGTCGACGTGCGCGACCCCGAGCGGGTCTGGAACATCCGCTGGACCGGCGACCTGGACGGCGACCGCCGCTGGGTGCTGATGCAGCTGGAGGAAGGGGTCGCTGAATGAAGGACCCCAGCCTGCCCGTCCAGGAGGCCGTCTTCGCCGCCCTGACCGGCTCCGCCGCCCTGGCGACGGCCTTCGGCGGAACGCCCCGCGTCTTCGACCGGGTGCCCATCGACGCCGCCGGGCGGGTGACCGCCCGCTTCCCTTACGTGGCCATCGGCGAAGACCAGGTCACCTCTGAGGCGAACGCCTGTTTCGACGCCGCCTCGATCTTCGTCACCGTCCATGTCTGGAGCCGGGCCGTCGGCAAGGTCGAGGCCAAGACGATCATGGCCGCCGTGTGCCTGGCCCTGGACGTCAAGCTGGACGTCGACGGCTTCGGGGTCATCGGCCACGAGGTCGAGACCGGGCCCCAGCACCTGACCGACGCCGACGGCCTGACCAGCCATTCGGTCGTGACCTTCCGTTACCGCCTGGCCCCCGCGGCCAACCCCTGACCCCCCTCATTCCTGACCCGGAGAGACCCTCATGGCCGACGTCGGCATCATCGAAGGCGAGAAGCTGCTGATCCAGATCGGCGACGGCGCCACCACGGAAGTCTTCACGCACCCGTGCCTGATCAACACCACGCGCGGGATCACCTTCGTGACGAACATGACCGAAACGGAAGTCCCGGACTGCGACGCGCCGTCGCAACCGGCCAAGATCGTCCGCAAGGCCCGGTCCCTGGACTTCACGATCACCGGCGCAGGCATCGTCGATAAGACTTCCGTCCTGGCCTACATCCAGTGGTTGAACACGGCGGCCGCCAAAAACGCCAAGGTCCGCCAGGACACGACCGGAGCCAATGGCGGCTGGACCGGCACCGGCAAGCTCCTGCTGAAGGACTTCGCCATCACCGGCGAGCGCGGCGACTATCAGGAGTGCACCCTGACCCTGGTGCCCGCCGGCGTCTTCACCTGGGCCGCCAATCCGTGATCCGTCACCAGTTCGGCGCGGAGGAACACGGCTTCCTGCTGCGGGTCGGCGAGTGGCGCGATGTCGAGAAGGCCTGCGACGCGGGCCTGGGCGAGATCGCCGCGCGCATCGCGCCCCTGGTCGCCCTGGTGGACCTGGCGGGAACGGAGACGGCCGGCGGCCTGATGCAGGCCATCACCGCCGGCGGCCTCGGCCGCCTGCGGCTGGACGATGTCCGGGCCCCGATCCTGCACGGCCTGATCGGCGGCGGCCGGACCTCGACCGAGGCCGGGGCCCTGGTCAAGAAGGTCTTTGACGAGGCGGTCGCGGCCGGACAGGGCCCCTTGCTGGTCTTCGCCCCCCTGGCCCTGGGCATCGTCCTGCAGGCCATCACCGGACTGCCCGACGAGCTGGAAGAGCCGGCCCCGGGGGAGGCCGAGGCGGCGAGCTGAACGGGCGCCCGCCGCTGCCGAACGGAAAGACCCGCTTTACGGACATCTACATGGCGGCCGGGGCCATGGGCTACTCGCCCGCCGACGTCGACACCTGGGAGCCCTACCAGTTCGCCGCCGCCTGGAAGGGCTGGCAGGCGGCCAACCTGCCGCCGAAGGGGCCCTCCGCCCCGAACGCCGACGAGCTGCGGCAGGCGGTCGAGCGGGATCTGAGCTGATGGCCAAGATGACCAACCTGGAGCGCCGGATCGCCCGGATGAACAGCCTTCCGGCCCAGCTCCAGGCGGCGGTCGAAGACCAGCTGAAGGTCGAGGTCGACGACATGGTCGCCGCCATGAAGCGGGCGGCTCCGGTCTCGACTTTCGAGAAACGCTCCGGCGAGCTGCGCGACAGCATCACCGCCTACCCCGTCCAGGGCCGCCCGGCGTCCTGGCGGATCATCGTCAAGGCCCGGGATGAGAAGGGCCGCTACTACGGCAGCTATGTCGAGTTTGGCCATAACAAGCCGGACGGGACCCGCGCCCCGGCCCAGCCCTTCTTCTGGCCGACTTATCGGGCCCGCAAGCGCGGCCTGCGCGCGCGGATCCTGAGACCCGCCCGAAAGCTGATCCGGGACATGTTCCCCAGGGGGTGATGGCCCATGGCCAGAAGCGACGAACACGCCCTGCTGCTGACGATCGACGCGAACATCAAGTCGCTCGAGACGACGCTCAAGAAGGCCGAGGCCCGGGTCCGGGCCGCCGCCGCCGACATGGAAAAGTCGGGCGGCCGGATGGAAAACGCCCTCGGCAACCCGAACATCGGCCGGGGCCTGGACAACATCTTCACCGCCGCCCGGCAGCAGGCGCTGGATTCCGGCGCTTCGCGCCTGGGCGTCTTCGGCGGGGCCCTGGAGAACCTGGGCGTGGCGGGCCTGGCGGCCGGCGCCGGGATCGGGGCCTTCACCGCCGCCCTGGCGGGCGCCCTGGCCGCCGCCCAGTTCGCCGACGAGCTGGCCGACACGGCGACCCGGCTGCACGTCACGACCGACGCCCTGCAGGAGTACCGGTTCGCCCTGCGCCTGGCCGGCGGCGAGGAAAAGGGGGCGGACGAAGCCCTGGAGAAGTTTTCGGTGACCCTCGGCAAGGCCCAGGAGGGTCTGACCAAGGCGCAACGGGGCTTCATGCTGCTGGGTTTTACCCAGGAACAGATCGCCGCCTTTCAGACCTCCGAAGAGGCCCTCCGGGCGGTGACGGCCAAGCTGGCCGAGATCGAAAGCAACCCGCGACGGGACGCCCTGATTTCCCTTTTGGGCCTCGACAGCATGAAGCCGCTGCTGATGGGCGGCGTGGAGGCCATGGACGACCTGCGCGCCAAGGCCCGCGAGGTCGGCGTGGTCATGGACGAAGAGCTGATCCGGAAGGGCGCTCAGGTCCAGGACGAGTTCGAGACCCTGTCTCAGATCATCGACATTCAGGTGAAGAGCGCCCTGGTGGGGCTTGGCCCGGTCCTGATCCGCCTGATGGAGTTTGCGGCCGGCCTGGCCCGGTCCTTCAGCCGCATGTCCGAGAACCTTCAGGGCCCGGCCGCCCAGATTCTGAGGTCGGCCCCGGGCCGGGCCGCGACCGACCTCCTGGGGAACCTCGTCCCGGGTGGTCTGGGCGGCCCCCTGGTGCGTGGCGGGCTGGCCCTGCTGCGGGCGCCGTCGGTTCCCAGCGCCGCGCGAGGGCCCGTCGATACCTCGATCCCGGTCTCCGGAGAGGCCCTGCTGGAGAGCCTCAACACCGCCGCCGGCGGCGGGCGCAGCTCTCGCCGCAGCGGGGGCGGCGCCTCCGGTCGCGCCGCCCAGCCGATCCGGGCCGTCGAGGTCTTCGACCCCGAGGTCGTGGAGATCCTGCAGGCGCTGGAGTACTGGCAGGGGGTCGAGAAGCGGTCTAACGAGCTGCGCCCGACCCTGGATGTCTCCGGCGACTTCGTGGCCACCCTGGACGAACAGCTCGCCCAGGCCCGGGATGCGACCCATCAGTCCCTTTACGACGGCGTCCGCTCCGGTCTCGAGGCCGGATTCTACGGCGGGGTTCCGGGGGTCATCGAATACCTGAAGGCCCAGCTGATGCGGGCCCTGCTGGACGGCGTCTCGCGGTCCCTGGCCTCGGCCCTGTCCGAAGCGGCGGGAAGCTCGGGGGGCGGCTGGGTCAAGGCCTTCGCCTCCCTGCTGACCGGCGGCTTCGCCACGGGCACCAACTACGCCCCGGGCGGGATGGCCATGGTCGGCGAGCGCGGCCCCGAGCTGGTCAACCTGCCCCGCGGCGCGACCGTGACCCCGCACGGCATCGCCGACATCCGCCCCCGGGCCTCCGGCGGGCCGGTCGTGATCCACGCCGACTTCACCGGCGCGGTCGTGACCGAGGAGCTCATGGCCAGCTTCCGCAGCTATGCCGACGAGGTCGGCGCCCGGGCGGCTGCCGAAGGCGCGGCCCGCGGCTCTGCCCAGGCGCAAACGTCGATCTACACCCGCGCGAGAAACAGGCTGGGCCGATGAGCGTTTCCCTTCCGACCCTGCCGGACCTGGTCCAGGTCTCGGCCCGGCTGGTGGACTTCCAGTCGGTGCTGACGCCGATCCTCGGCGGCCCGGTCCAGACCATCCAGCGGCTGGGCGCCCGGTTCGCCGTGGACGTGACCCTGCCGCCCCTGGAGCCGAAGGACGCCGCCCGCTTCCTGGCCGCGCGCATGAAGGCCCGGGCGGAGAACGACACCCTGACCCTGGCCTGGCCCCAGGCGGAGATCTGGTCGGTGATCGGCGGCGCCCCCGTGGTGAACGGGGCCGGCCAGGCCGGCGCCCGGCTGAACATCTCCGGCCTGACCGCCGGCCAGGTCATCCCGGCGGGGCGGTTCTTCAGCTTCACCGCCGGGGGCCGCAGCTATCTGCACGTCACGACCCTGGAGGTGACGGCGAACGGCGCGGGCCAGGTGCAGCTGCACGTCGCCCCCCTGCTGCGCGCCACGCCCCCGAACGGCGCGGCCCTGAACTTCGCGGCCCCGATTGTCGAGGGCCTGCTGACCGGCGCGGTGGAGTGGAGCCTGGAGCGGCTGCGCTGGACCTCGACGGCCTTCACCCTGAGCGAGAACGCGTAACGTGTCGTCCCTGACGCCCGCCTTCCAGGCCGAGCTGGCCAAGCCGGCCCTGATCCTGTTCGGCGCCGTGGAGATCCTGCTGCCCGGCCCGACCCCCGTGCGCCTGCTGGACGGGGCGGGGGTGGCGACCTTCGGCGGCCGGACCTTTGTCGGCCGCGACGAGACCTTCGGCGTCCTGGGCGGGGTGAGCGACTTTTCCGACGGCCTGGACGACCAGGCCCCGA